GGGGGTTCTCTTTTCCAGATAGTTTAACGAGTGTTGGCAACAGATTTTAAACTGTCTTACCAGTGGTTGCTACCAGCAACCGCAGATGTGTATTGGCTACACACGCGCCTTGTAGCGTGAGACTACGAGATACCTTCGGGATTTTGGAAGAACGCATAAGCCATTATGATGATGGTGGTGGCTGTAGTGGTTGTGTTCCGGATGGTTAGTGGAGCTCCGCCAGAGATTGCTGCTTCCAGGGAAACATAAATGTTCCAATTGGTAGTGGATCCTGATGAGGGACGCAAGTAAAATGCTTCACCTGATCCAAAGATAACCTGCTGGCCATTGTAATTGTACAATGCGTTGAAATCGGTTGGCCCTGTGCCCAGAGTAGAGGCGGCGGGGTCCGGGTAAGCCACTACTATGGCTCCAGGGGATCCATAAGCAGTGGAAAACGATGCTCCGGTCAATATACCAGTAGCTCCGAACGATGCGGCCGCTTGGGACATGGTCCAAGTCCTTCCGACTGAACGTGGGACGTTTGCGGTAGATATTTCATTTGCCCGATCACAAAAGTCAATTTCAAATTCGAGTGCCAATCGTCCAACAGCTGAAGCTGTCACATTAGAATAGCAAAGAAGATAACCGGAGATACAATCTTCAATAGTATGACCATATTTAGAGTCATTGTATCTCCAGGCTAATGACGTTGTAGTCAATGGAATATCAATAAACATGTTCTCCCAGACAGGTCCCATAAGGGTATTTGCCCGGGAGAACAAGTTTGTGTAAAGATCGGATCCGTCATTGTTGCGATTAGGCAACTCATTTGCTGGATCGGATTGATGGGTCAAAACCAGTGTTCCTGAGGTAGATGTTGCAGATGAAGTTAGGTAGTGCATACGCAACTTTTTAATACGATACTTCTCATAAAACCTTGTTGTATTAGCAACATAGGAATTGCCCCAGAATGCTGGTGCAAGAGGAATAAGAGCCTGAAGGGCGAGGTTATCCGCTGTGGAATCAACCTTGGTAACAGGAGATAATTCGGCCAAATAAACACGACCCATCATAGTCTCTCCATTTGATGAGTGTTTACTAGTGCGTATTGGAGCACTATTAAAAACACTTTGGAGTGAATTGACAGGAATAATTGTTGATTTGGATGAATCATCAATTTGTTTGTTTGACCTTCCCCGGTTGCCACGGTTTTTATTTTTATTTTTATTTTTCATTTTATTTTTCTTGTCCCGCAGCTTACTTAGAGTTGACTGCTGAAAGAGGGAATTTTTATTAGAAATTTGGGCCCAGCCCGCTTTGTTCGTTTCTTTCCCCTGTAAGTCAGGGGGTTTAGAAAGTGCCAAAACGGTTGCTTCGGTTCCTTTAGCTTCACAGGTACCATACTCACCTGTTGGCCGAAAGGAGTTTGAGGCTTTCGCTTGATGTGCTTCGAGTGGAGCTGGGATACTGTTGGCAGCTCCTGGCGTGCCATTCGGAGATGAACTGGCTTCAGGATCCCCTCCTGACGATATAGTTCTCTCAACTGGTTTCGGAACGCTGCCTCTAAGGCGAGCTCGTCCTCTACGCTGTTCCAATTCGTATCCTTGTGTCCCGTAATTATTTCGAAATCCTCCATTTTTCATTTTCAATTCCCGCCTAGGGAGTAGTCCTGCATATCTAGCCACTCCCTGTATTCCGACCGCCATTCCCGCAGCTGTCCGCTTTGGGTTGAGTCCAATATTGGCTCTGGCGAATTCGAAATCCGCTTCAGACAAGTCATCTTTCTTAGCATACCTTGCATCATGCACTTTACATGTTTCATCAAATTCATCAATAGAACTGACCTCGGGTTGGTTGACCGATGGTTGGTATTTACCTGCTGACCACCCCGGACCACAATAGTTCCCATGATATCTCATTTTCTCACCCGCTACTCAACAGCTCTGATGATCTCAGTTAACATTTGACTGGTAACACAGTCAAATTGGCCCGCCCCCTTTAAAACAAACCTTATATGGTCCCTAAAGGTAGCAGCTGGAACACCGTATCTCTCGAAGAAGAACGCTTCAGTTTCAGGAGTAGATTTGTGTTCAGCCCGTGACTTAACACTGTACTCCCTACCAATACGGTTGGCCTTTGCTTTACTGACATCATAAAACTTACTAGCATGATCCAGATATTCATATAATCCTGGAACAAACCCACCATCAATCCACCAACCTTTAAGAAGTCCAGCAACATCTACATTGTTAAGCTTCTTAATAGTCATACCGATCTTGGGTAGGACTCTCTCAGGCTTAGGTCCTAAGACCAAGCCATGATTAGTTGGCCAAAAGACTTTAGAACAAAATTCAACCTTGCTTAAATCTTTTGATACTTTGGTTTTAGCTTTAAATCCATATTTAAGGTAGGCTTCTGCTACCTCTTTCTCAGCTAAATTGGGTTTATCAATAATAAGACTTTCCAATTCCCTTAATATTGTCATGCTAACAAGCCCGTTAATGAGGCTGTTGCCACAAGATGTGTTGGGGTCACCTGACTTGCGTCCGGCGTCACAATGATATCGTATTCCCTTTGTAGTATAACCAGTGGTTTTCAATTGTGCTCGAAGAACTTTAACGGGATCGCCAACGATTCCACAAGCTTCATAAATGGAAAATTCAAATTCCAGAGCTTGGCGCGAAATGGTTGTATCGAACCTTGAAAAGTCGTTCTCAACAAAAACGGGTCCATCGCTGGTCATAATCACAGCAATCATGTCATCTCCCATGACTGCTATGGAAAGGCGTGGCTCTCTATTAGAGATCAAATTGCTCATCCACTGGCCCAATTCCTCACAGCTAAATCCTGAAGCATACAACAGGTTATAGCGTTTGGAAATGGATAAGCTCCACTCATTACTCAAATACTTAGAGAAGCGTTTCATAACCGGGCCCAAAACAACGTTGGACACATGGCCAACCCCTTGGATCAGACGGGGGTCAGGCATGTCAACGCCCATGATATTAGTCTTATTATATTTTTCCTTCTTGACAAAGGCATTGCGGGTAAAGTCTTTGTCACAAAGGCCTTCAGTTTGGTACTGAAGATAAGCCTTATCATGTTGTTTTCGACGGCCGTCAGGAAAATTACGGTTCCAAGCGGCATACGTTACAACTTCAGTATTTTTGTAATTCTGAACATCGATATATTGACTGTAATTGATGTGTGAGAAAACATCTTCCGTGGGTTCAGGTACTTCCATCAAGCACCTGTTAACCACAGCTGTTTTTTCATTTATGTAGTTGGAGGACAACACAATAGGGAGATGATTAGAAAAAGTAGCTCCAATTGGAAACAACCCATCTTTATCTTCTTTGTCCACAGGCGTTTCTGGCTCCTGTAGAAATGCTCCATCGCGTATTTTTACCAGTTCTTTATCAACCGTAGTGCAAGGCAAATTATTCATTTCAACCCCGCATACAGTAATTGAACTGCTTCTCTCCTGCTTGTAAACACTTACAACATTATTTTTATCGTTTCCTTTATTTTTAATTTTATTTAAGTTATGCAATATGAAATAGAAAGCTCCAATGGATAGAGCTACTTTAGTTTTGCTTTGAGATTTAGCCATCATAGCAGTTCCAGCTATTGTAGCAATAGCTGCTGCAACTGTGGCTACATTCCACCCTTGTTTATTAAATTGACGGCTAGTGTTTATAGCCTGCATTTCTTTGTGTCGATCAATTAATAATCGGTAATTACCAACCTCCGACTCAACATCATAAAGAAACGCAACCCGACAAGCTGTCATAATTCGAATAGCACTTTCGGAGTCAATTCCTTCCTTCTCAATAACTTTCTTACGCACATATTGCAATAACGTGGCAAAGCTGTCTTCATTCCGATCTTGACCCATGATTTTAGTGCGTGCCAAATCAACAACCCATTTTGGTACAACTACACTCGATCCATGGTCAACAAAAAAGAATAATCCACCAGCTGCGTAACACGTTGACGTTTTCGATAAGAGTTGGCTGTACCTTGACATTATTTCACAATCACCATTAGGTTGATTGAAATTACTCCCAACCAATTGTGACTTGACAAACAAAATTTGGCAAGTCTCCCAGTTGTGTTCAACTGACCAACTCATTGACCCAAGCTCACCAGTATAATGACTACTATATAGCCATCGTTGGCAATCATGACGGTATGGCTGGTGGTTGCCCTTGAGGCGCATCTCCACCAGCCCGTCAACATTTACCGAGTACGTAGCCTCCCCATGACCAAGTACTCCTTTTATATCAGGAAACATATGTTGCACAAACAGTACTGCTTTACACTTACTCAGCAGTAACAACACATCATCAGCAGTTAAGTAATACCCTGAGTGCACACACAGGGCCACATCATACTTAACGCAATTACAGATTTGCCCAAGATGCTGGCAACGCCTCGGCATATTTTGATTTCTCAAATTACGAATGTCATCCTCAGGTGACAATATGGGGTTACAAGTCCAGACATTTGGGCGGCTTGCATTTCTGCGAGCACTTCCACCAACATCCAATATACTGACTGAGTCTCCCCAGATGGAGGCAATCGTATCGTGGGCTAGCTGTTCGGTTATTCGCCGTTCGCAGGCCAAGACGGGATGCGGATGGAAGGTTTTAGCTTCATCCTTGCTGACAATCTCATGACCGGGAAATCGATCTTTCAAGGTCGCTTTAAGCTTGTCATCAATGATAAAGTTAACTCTCATGGCTACTGAAACAATAGGCACAAGGGGTTGTTACTGGCTCCTGAAACAAGA